AATTTTGCAAGTTACCTTACGGCCTGAATCTGTTGGTTGTAGTTTCATAGTGTTTTACATTTGTGAATGCGAATATAATAACAATATTGATTATTTCAATAGTGTGTTAAAAAATGTGGATAACTTCCTATAATTCACAAGAATTAAAACACTATACTTGCGTATAGAATGACCGGTTCTTGTCCTGTTACCGGGTTCGATTGCTAAAGCGAGATACAAAAGACGGGTTAATCGTAAAGAAACGGCGATAAGATGTTTAACCGGGGGTTTCATCTTTCCAAAAGCAAGATTCGATTAGGAATAGCCGGGAAAAAGGGATGATGATGGGGGTTTGCGACTTTTTCTTCTTTGCATAGCAGATAAAACAAGGCTCTTTAGGGGGATTTGCTTTATAAACCCCCGGTGTGCTTAATCGGGAAAAAGCCAAAAAAATAAATTCGTCAAAAAAGAGATACTATACTTGGTATGAAAGGGAAGCATAAATTGGTAAAGTCAAAGGGCAATAAGTTATTTACTCCTGAGGGGTTATGGGATAGTTATTTGGATTATTTGGATGCGTGTAGAAATGCTACTATTGAGCATCCGACTGCCAGGGGTGAGATTGTTGTGGTTAATAAGCCGAGGGTTCCTACAATGGGTGGTCTTATGGCTCATTTGAATATCACAAGGGAGTGTTGGAGTATTTACGGGAGTAATGAGGGTTACGAAGATTATCACGATATTTGTAAGCGAATCTCGGGTCTGATTTACGAAAGGAAGTTGGATTCGTTGGTTAATGGTGATGGGAATACTAACGGGTTGATATTTGACCTGAAGGTAAATCACGGATTAACCGAAAAGTCTATACTTGAGCAAAATGTAAATGGAAACTTATCTGTCGAATTTACCTTCGAATAAGAAGGGGAACAAATTAACGATTAAAGCACCGAAGCTAACAAGCTATCAAGAAGCGATATTAAATTCGGGGGCAAGGTACACGATAACAGAGGCGAGTACAAAGACCGGCAAGACTGCAAGTCACATCTTTTGGTTATTTTCTAAGGCATTAAAGGGGCAACACGGACAGAACTTTTGGTGGGTGGCTCCTACATATGCTCAGACTGAGATGGTGTATAAGCGGATGAAAGCACACGTTAAGAAATCGGATTTCTTTGGGGCTAATGATACTAAGCTGAGATTGACTTTGCCGAATGGGGCGAATATTCAGTTCAGGTCTGCGGATCGCCCGGATAACTTGTACGGGGATGATGTTTATGCGGCGGTATTTGATGAATTTACGAGGGCCAAGGAAGATGCTTGGTTTGCGTTGCGTTCTACTTTAACGGCTACCCGAGGGGAGTGTAAGTTGATTGGGAATGTACGGGGAAAGAAGAATTGGGGATGGAGATTGGCACAGAGGGCGAAAGCCGGGGAGCCGGGATATGCTTATTTTAAGATTACTTGTTGGGATGCGGTTAATGAGGGGATTTTAAGTAAGGATGAGATAGAACAGGCTCAAAGGGATTTACCTGAACAGATATTTAATGAACTTTATTTAGCGGAAGCGAGTGAGAACGGGGCTTGTCCTTTTAGTGCGGAAGCGATAAAAAAGGCGTTGGCTCCAATGAGTACGGACAGGGTTGTTTGCTTTGGAATTGACTTGGCAAAGAGTGTGGATTGGACCGTTATTATCGGGTTGGATAAGAATATGCAAGTTTGTTATTTTGAAAGGTTTCAATCGGATTGGAGGCAGACGGTTAATCGCATTCTTAGATTACCGAGAGTGCCGATGAAGGTGGATAGTACAGGAGTTGGGGACCCGATTGTGGAGGACTTGCAGAAGCGGAGGGGAAGGACTGTCCATAGCTTTAAGTTTTCATCAAGCAGTAAGCAACAACTTATGGAGGGTCTTAGTTTGGTTATTCAGAACGAAAGGCTAAAGTTCCCGGAGGGGGTTATTAGTGATGAGTTGGAAAGCTTTGAGTTTGAATACACAAGGACCGGAGTAAGATATTCTGCTCCGCAAGGATTACACGATGACTGCGTTTGCTCGTTGGCATTGGCAGTTGATTGTTATCGCAATAATAGAAATACAGGACACTATGATATACGCTAAAGGATGGGAAGAGGTTCCTATCGGTAAGTTTAAGGAAATAAATGATGCCTTGCTTAACCCGAATACGATTGAATTAGAGAAGGTCATATCTGTACTTGCTACGCTAAGTGGGAAGCCTGAGAAAGAAGTAGGGCAAAGGGACCCTATTGAGTTATTCAAGGAGTTCGAAGAACACGCTTTTTTAACTGTCCCTTGTCCGAGCAAGTTTATTCCTAAATTCGTTATTGACGGGGTTGAATTTCGTGGAACGGACAGAATTGATAAGCTAAGTGCTGCCCAACTGATAGATGTTTGGCACGTTCCCAACCCTAATGATTACGAGAATTGGGATAAGCTACTTGCTATTATTTATTTGAAGAAAGGAGAAGAGTATGACGGGAGGAATAACGAGGAACGAGCCTTACTCTTCCGAGAGAAAATGCCTTGTACGGTAGCTTATGGCTTTGCGGTTTTTTTTTGTCTATATTGGAGCAAGTTAGAATCAACTATTCAAATCTTTTCAAAGCGGATGGAGAAACGGACCCGTTCTCGCAAAGGTGGGGTTGGTTCTCGCTTATTGAAACTCTTTGCGACAAAGACTTAACGAGAACGGAGCAAGTTTATAAGATGCCTTGTATTGAGTTTTTGAATTGGTGGAGTTACAAGGTTGCATTAAGAGAAAAAGAACAAAGAGATGCCCATAGACGTTAAACAAGTACAAGATTTTACTGCTCAATATTGGAATGGGGTAGTTGTTAGGGTTCGGGAGAGTTTAGAATCGGTTAGACCTAAGCAAACGGGGCTTACCAGCCAATCTATACTTGCCTTTAATAAGAATCTTGTTTCATCAAGGGGGCCATCCTCTTTAAAGATGGAGATTCATATGCCGGAGCATTACAAGTATCTTGACGAAGGGGTACAAGGGGCAAAACCAACCAAAGGGAGAACCAATTCCGGTAGATTCAGGTACACAAAGAAGATTCCCCCAATACACGGCCCCGGAAAGATTCTGAATTGGATGCAGGCTCGGCAAATTGTGCCGAAGGAATACAAAAAAGGCACAAAAGGGACTGAAAAGACCAAGATGTTCGAAAGATTAGCTTGGGCAATCAGTTGGAGTATATTTAGAGAGGGTTTGCAACAAACAAATTTCTTCTCTAATGTGATAAATGACGATTTGTTGAAAGATTTTGAAGAAAAACTAACCGAATTTGCCGGACAACAAGTATTTTTGGACATAGAAACCTCCATCAAGAAATAATTTTTCTGTTTCTGTTTAATTTTGTTTTCATTTTAGGGGCTACGGCCCCTTTTTTGTTGCTAAATTTATCCCATAGGAGATACTATAAGGGATATGGCAATAACCATTAACCAACAACCTCCCGAATTTGTTACTGCGTGGAATCCCGTTCAGTATCATATCCAATCTACGCAGACCGCCCAACCGGGCTTTCGGTTTATTGTTACGATAAAGAATACCGTAAACTCTGACACTATCGGAGTAATCGGGTTATTGCCTTTACCGGGGCAGATTTATAATTTCCTTGACATATCAAAACACTTAGGGTCTTATTTGAGTGCCTATATTCAGCCAACCTTGGCAACTAACGATGCTGTTTTTGTTGCCGGGAGTTGGGTGAAGTTTCACATTGTTATCCAAGAGTTTTATAACGATGCGGTTCAAAGTACGGTTAATTCCTCTTCTCGTTGGGCTTGGAACTCTGTTCTTCCTTACAAGGAGTGGGTTGCTGAGGCTAAATCAGGTGCGAGTTATGTTATTTCTTCGGGTTCAAGCAGTAAGTTCTTGTCTAATTACCCTAATGGATTTGCTCATTCAACCTCTATTGGCCCCGGTTACACTTATTACCCGGTAGGCAGGACTGATGTTGTTCAGTTAAGCTTCAACTTACACCCCACTTCCCCTCCCGGGAACCTTAGATTCACAACTTTTGATGCTGATTTCGTTCAAGTGGACCAAGTTGTAAAGGCTATTCCAACAGGAGCCAATATTTTCTCTTACCAATTCGGGATTAACCCTTCGGTTATGAACACCTTTATCAACACTTCGGCAGCAAAGTATATAAAGGTTGAGATTTTAGACGGAGTTACCGTTTCTTCAGAAATGAGATTGTTTGAAATTACCGAAGCCGGGCAGACTTGTTACGAATCTTACGATATGTACTTCTATAACCAATTAGGAGGTTGGGAGTATTGGAAGATGAATCTTCGCAGCACGAAGCGTACAGAGATAGAGAGGAACTACTTTATAAAGCCATTTCAGACCATTTCAGCCACTTCTGTCAATGATTCGATAGAAAGGGCAGGGCAGTCGCAGTTCTTCGGTAAAACGAAAGATATTTACACTTTAAATTCAAGCCTTGTTACTCCCGGTCAGTCGGCATTTTTGGTTCAATTAGCAAAAAGCCCGATTGTGTTTTGGAATAAGGTAGGGTTGAATAAGGTTGTATTAAGAAACATTGACCAATACGATTATCATAACCCTAATGATGGCAGAGTTGCCTTTATTACTTTTGATATGGAGGTTGATAACTTAGATTTAGTTCAAGGAGTATGACGGGTGTCTTTATAAGGGGTATTTTCTTGCCTATTACGGGTGAGGAAAGTATGAAATTGTCCAAGCAAATGTATTCCGTGATAAATCCGGGGGAGAGAAAGACGGAAGCCAGTCTTACTTTCACGGTTGCCGGTAGTAACGAAGCTAATCGCTTGTTTGGGGGGTTGTTTGATGTCAATCTGGAGAGCCAAACCTCCGGAGGGCAGTTCGATCCGGGTTTCAACCCTAATAAAAAGGCAGATGCGGTAGTATTCTCTGAGGGTATTCCGGTTGCTTACGGGTATTTGCAAATGGTGGACATCCAAGCTTGGCCCGAAGTGTTGTATGATATGCAGTTTCGCAGTAATGTAAGCGACTTCTTCGAAGCATTATCTGATAAAGAACTAACAGACATAGATTTCTCCAATTTAGACCACATTTGGAATTGGACCAATGTTGAGAATAGTTGGTCTGCTACCGTTGGAGCCGGATATGTGTACCCGATGATTGATTACGGGTTTACTAACCGCTATAACGAATGGGACTTGACTTATATGGCCCCCGGAATCTATGCAAAGGAATATTTAGATAGAATGTTTGCTGCTGCCGGGTATAAATACTCAAGTGCGTTTTTCAATACAGACTTCTTTAAACGGCTATACATTCCTTTTAACCAAGAGGCACTTTTATTGAGTGACCAAGAGGTTATAGACAGGCAGTTTAATGTTAATAAGACCGCAGACCAAACCGTATCGTTCACTATAACGCCTCCTGCGTTATCAGCATTAACAAAGCTTACATTTACAGATGATTCTTCTCCGTTTTACAATACTTTTACGAATGCGTGGAATACATCTACAAGCACATTTGTAGTTGATAAAGACGGCAAGTATGCCTTTAGGGGGAATTTTGTAACACAAGCTAAATATAATGCTGTGATTTCAACATCTGCTTCCGGGGGTTATCAAGTGCCAATGTATGTAGTCTTGAAAAGAGGGACTGATTATACGGTATTGCAATCATTTTTGTTTAGCGGGTATAGTTTCAACCTAACTCTTAACCCGGGGGATTTATCAAATAATGATATTTCTTTATCTTTTGCTACTGCCGGATTTAACTTGTTTATTGGTGACGAGGTTTATTTCGC